ATATGGATGTAAAGAAAAAATATCTAATTTTGTCATTACTTATAAAGTAAAAAAATATTTAATTTGATTTATTCATTGTTTAATAATATATTTGACATTTTATCTTTTTTTTCTTCTATATTATTTAATTCCTTTTCCTTTTTTTCGTTGTAATTCACATATTCTATAATTTTATTAACAGTATCTTCGTCTAAATCTTCCATTGATAAAAAACAACCATTATTGTTTTCTGTAATATACAATCCACTATTGTGGATTATCCTCAGTATCTCGATTTGGTCTTCCTTTGAAAAGTTTTCTATTTTACTCTTTAATATATTAAAATTCATTAATTAATATGATGAAAATCTTTTTATATATTATTTATTAACAAATTCTGAAATAGCACAAATATATAAATCATTTAATTCAAATCTTATACCTAGAATCCTTATTCTAATTTTCTGATTTATATCAAATTTAGAATAATCGCTAATATTATTATGTTCTTTGCTTAAAAATATAATTAATGGATTTTCATCTTTACTTATGATTGCTTTAATTCCTATATTTGTTATATTTGTAATAATACAATCTATTTCCATATTTTCACATGGATAACAAGCAAGTCCTTGAAATATAACATCGAATTCTACGTTAATATCATTCAAAACTCCTGCTGAATATGAAACAATATTTAATGAATTTTTCTTTATATAGCCTTCTTTTTGACATCTACCTTCTATATATTTTTTAGCATAATGAATAAAGAAATCTTCAATATTCTTACCTAATTTTGAAAAAGGTATATTTATCTTTTTAGTTATTATTATATCATGATAAAGTTGACTATTATTGCTAGTTTTATCCATTTGGTTTATAATAATATAATTTATTTTTATATGAATTCAATTTTATTATTTATTAATTCATTAAAAATGATTCTATTTTATTAAAAGAGTGTCTTGACTCATCTTTTTTTATTTTATCATAATACATTAATAATAGTTCTTCGATTATTCTCAATTCAATAACATTCTTTTTTAATAGTTCTTTTTTATCTTCTGTGGATAAATCTATTGTATTATTAATAATTTCTGTTATTTTTGATCTTCCCATATCATCTATAGAACTACCTTTGCTTTTTCTACCTCCGTCTAATGTTTGTTTAATCTTAAATATACCAATTCCATATTTTGTAGAATACTCTATAAATCCAATATACGGGGAACCTAATTTTATAGTAGATATAGATGGATATTTTTCTTTTAATTTTGGTAACAAATCTTTTTTATCAGTTATTACCATTTTTTTCCAAAAATCATCATGTTTGTCCTTTTCTAATTTTTTATCTAAACTAAAAAACTGTATCTTATTTTTATCTACTAATTTTTCATCTAATAAGACAATGTTTGTTTTATCGTTATGTTCAATCATCAATGATTTATAATATTTTAAAATTAATTTATCAAAGTCATCTAATACATCTTGATTTTTATATAAATGATTTAATGTAGTTAAGTCTTGATTTAATGTAAATTCTCCACATAAATGTTTTATTAACATATAGTCAAAAATACTATCATCTTGTATGTCAAATTGGTCTTTTACAAATTCTACTGCCAAATGATAAAATTTAAACCAATCGTCTTCACCTCTATTTATAATATGTTTTGATTTCGCAATACTAAAATTCTCTCTTAATTTTATTAAAAAACTAACTTTCTTTTCAACTTTTTTTAGTTTTGTTCTAGTTATAGTCTCTACGTTCAATTTTATATATTCGTTTTTTTTACTAAGTGGATTTAATCTTTCATATAATGGTATTTTTTCATTTGATAATTCTAATGGCTGAAATAAATACAAATCAAATCTATTTACTAAATATCCTTTTCTTAAATATCTGTCAACTAAAAATAGATTTCTATTGTTTACTAATTCATGTAATGATAGATCTATTTTTTCAACAGGTATCTTTTTATTAGAAAAATGTTTATATAATTCTTCTCGTTTATAAATATGTTTTTTTAGAAATAATTGTTGTATACTCTCTATTACAGTATTGTCATATATATTTAATTTATCATAGCTTGATTTATCTTCTTCATTATTATTGTTTATGCTTTGGATACATTTATATTTACAAGTATCCATATAATCACACAAAGATGTAAATGGTTTATCATTTACTAAATAATCTATATTCATACCATTACTTAAATTTATTCTTAATGTTTGATTTATATCCGCAAAATTCATTTGTTCATTATTTAAAATACAATCCACACTGACTTCTTTAAGAACGCGGGTTACCTTTCCTATTTTTATTGATTTCTTTTCAGCTAATCTATAAATATTTAAATCAATAGATTCAATATCATTTTTTAACATTGAAATATACATAAATAATTGAACGTTTCTTTTTTCGATAGATAATTTTTTATGACTACAATTACGAACTCCTCGACCTATAATTTGTTGTATTCGATTCATATTATACCAAGGTTCTAAAATATGTATTTGTCTTATATTTTTAAAGTCAATTCCCTCTGTTCCAGTTTGAGATATTAATATAACTTTAACTTCTTCACCATTTAAATTTGATTCACTAGTTGCATTTTGTATATCAATATTTGGTTCAGGTGTTATCATAATATCACCACAAACAATGCTATATTTTGCTACCTTATTTTTCTTTACTTGCTTGTCTTTTCCAAGATTGTATATATTTGCCTTTTCTTTTGGTGGATTTTTTAATAATGATTTTCCGCTACCTGTTCTAATAAATCCATATTCTTCAAGCGCTAATGCCATAGGTATAATACCACCATCAATATATTGAGAATAAATTAATACTATTCCATCAGATACAATGATATTATCTAGAATTTTTTTAATTTTTGAACTATAATTTCCAATTTTATCATATGAAAATATATTTTCTTTTCCATTTTTGTATTCATATTCTCCTTTTGAAGGTGGATATTTAATCTCTTTATGTTTAAGCATATTATTTAATCCTTTTTTTCCTGTTAAAAAAGGCTCTAACTCATTTCCTGGGTATGTTATGATTAATGATTGAAGTGGTTCCATTAAAACGTTATATCTAAATGCATCCTGATTTTTAAATTTTTCACGTTCTTCAACTGACATACCATTCACTATTTTATCTAGGAAATATTCATATCCTTGTTCTTGAAAATCACTAGGATAGGTAGCATATAAATCTAAATGTTTTATTTTTTGTTCTTCTTCTATGGACTTACCATTAAACATTTTAGATGGATGTGTTATTTTTTTGAAAGAATTATCATCTTCGTAATTATTTGGTAATATTAAATATGGAAAACTATATGGGTCCTCGCCCCTAACATAAGATATATAACCGGAGGTTTTTTTTATAAGTCTCTCTTTTCCAATCTCATTTCCGTCTTTATCTATTATAAATTCTCCATTTTTATCAAAAATTTCCTTATTATATATCATTGACCTATTATCATTTAAATTTAATATTCCCATCAAAAAAATAATTTCGGTTGGGTCATTAAACATTGGTGTCCCTGTCAAAAAAATAAGTTTCATATATTTAACAGTTTGAACCAATTGAAACATTGTTTGTGATATTTTTTTAAGACCTTTTATTCCTTCTGATGTATCGCGAATATTATGAACCTCATCTATAACAATCATCCTACCTTTAAAATCATCTATTAATTTTTGACGTGATTTTTCATTATTACCATGTTTAAAGTATTTTTGTATGTAATTTGAAAATTCAATATATCCCATAAATTCATAATTTTTTCTTATTAATTCATTTATTCTTTTTATAATTTGTTCTCTTGTAAGTGTATCTACACTGTCTCCATTTAATTCATATAATAAATCACTTCCAACACAAGTAGGTAACGTCCATTTATTTTTTTTATTTATTAATTTTGTTTCATCGAAAAGTTGTTCTTTAAAATTATTTTGTACATTTGGACTAGCAACAATTATTATTTTACGATTATCACTTGTATATTTATTATAATGTCTCATTTTTTCAGTAATACCTATGGACGAACATGTTTTACCACTACCTAATCCATGAAATAAAAGTAATCCATTATATGGGGTATTATTAGAAATAAATCGTTTTACAAATTCTTGATGTGGTGCTAAATTAAATTTATTACCCCTTGATTGACAAATATTTTCTGACTTTTCGACTATATCTTCTATTTTTCCATTATAATTATATTGAAATTCGGTTTTAAGTGAAATTTTTTTCTGAAAATTAGAATCATCTAAATGGGGATACGGTAATTCAATTGCGGTTGTTTTAAAAAAGTTGCGATTATTATTTTCTATGCTCTTTTTTTTTAAATTATGTTCATGAAAATCACTTTTTTTTAATTGAATAGTTTCCATTAATATAATATATATTTTACAAATAATATATATTACCAAATGATATGATTTAATATAATTTTATTTATATTTACAAGTATCATTATTTTTTCTATATTATAATTTCTTATATTTTTCAAACAATCTTCATATGTAAACCATTTTAAGTCACCTATTTCGCTTTTTTGAAAATTTGTTTCATTATATGATTTATTATAATCTATATACCCTAAATAATATCTATGTTTATAAGATTTAAAATTAGAACCTGTAAATATTTCTTCAAATGTATTAATGTTTTTTATTAATTTTAAATCCCTTCGACTATAGCCAGATTCCTCTTCCCATTCTCTTATTCCAGCGTCCAAATCTTTCTCTCTATAATTACGTCTGCCCTTTGGAAATCCCCATTCAGGTTTTTCCCAATTACTTTTAGAATTAAGAATTAATTCTAATTTATGTTTTTTTACATAGTTAAACTTTTCTTCATTTCTAGAATCATATTTATTAGTTGTTTTATTCCATAATTTATCCCACAATTCAGAATAACAACTATCTATGATATTTTTCTTTTCAATATTTGTCATTTCGTTAATTAAATTTTTAATATGAAAATCACTATTTTCATTGTATTTTCCACGTATAAAATCAACATATCCCAAACTATCTTTTCGTTGAACCATTAAATATTCTAACTTGTTTGTGTTATAATTTATTCGAAATGATATTATTCCAAAACTAGTAATGGGTTTTCTACAATGATAAAATAAATGACCTGATATGCCACAATTATTACATATACATTTATTTTTAGAAGAGTCTTCTATAAATTCCATGGATAAATAACATACAATTATAAATTTATATTCTTTTATATTGTATAATGTTTTCTTTTATTTTTCCTAATAACAAATATAGTATTTTTGATAGAAAAACAAAAATACTTTTTAATTTTATAGCATTATTAACTCATAATTATGAACCTTCAAAAACAAATAAAAAAAAAATAAAAGAATTGTTTAATTCTATGCCTTTTTTTTTAGAAACGGAAGAAGAACAAAACACATTATTTAAAATTATAGTAAAGTATCCAATTACATCATTCTATGATACATCTGAGTCTATGAAAAAATATGGATATTTATTGTATAAACACTACTTCATTCATTTTAAAAAAGAACATAGAACATATGAAGAATATATAAATGATTTCAAAATAGAAATATATAAAACACAGAGACAAAAAAGCGCATCTCTACAAAAACAACTACATCATGTATTATTTTTTATATTTATTTTACTAATTATTACATTTATTTATTTCATCCAAGACTAATTGCTAATTTATATTTATATATATAAATGAGCTTACGATTTATTATTATTGTTATTACAATTGTAGTATGTATAAATATATACTATGATAATTTTATATTAAAAAATTTTAAGATATATAAAAAATATTATCAAATTGCTTTTATTTTACTATGTGGAATTGGATTTTTCAATGTTCTTCAAAAAAATCCTAATAATGGTATACAATCGGTAAAAACAATGCAGCAGTTTATAAATGTATTACCAGTGGATAGACAAGCCAAAAATTATCTTAATCCTTTATTTGATTACGCAAATCCTGAATTAAGAGAAAAAGAAAAACAGTCTAGGTCTATTAATATTTTAAACTCGTCTGGTGGTAATAAATCAAAGAGGAGTGTAAGCGAAACAAAAAAAAAATATATAGCATCAAATCAAAATTGGAAATGTAATAAATGTAACGACCAACTGACCGCATGGTTCGAAGTAGATCACATTAAACGACTTGAATACGGTGGAACAAATGAAGTTTCTAATTTAGAAGCACTATGTCGAAACTGTCATGGAAAAAAAACAGCAATGGAAAATATGAAATAAAACAATTGAAAAAATATTGTTATAATTCAAACAAGATATGAATAATCCTAATTCAATTACTAAAAAAATAGGTAATAAAATAACAAACATGAAAGATAATATAAAAAATTTAATTAAAGATGATTCTAACGTTTCATCGAAATCAAATAATTTTTTTAAAAAAATAATATCTTATTTTTATTTTTTCTTCGAATCTAAAAACATCCCATGGACATTATCTATTATAGCATTTCTTATAATAACATTATCATCATATGCTGGATTTTTATTTCTCCCAGATAATTTTTTAAATACATTTAGATTATTTTTAATTCCAATTATTTGTTTTTTTACCTTTTTTTTTCTTATTGTTATAGTATCTCGGTTTAATGATTCGAATAATTCAACTTTTAATCCAGAAAATGTATTATATTTTGGATTTTTTAAATATTCTATTTTATTTTTTATTATATTTTCTTCTTTTTTATTGTTCTTTTTTAGTTTTTATGTATTGAAAGATGTTATTTATTATTCAATGAATTATTCATTCTTTTATTCATTATTTCTTACCATTACATGTTTAGCGTTTTTGTATACATCTTATATCGAACCAGCTTTAAGAAAGACAAACTCAAATTCAAAGACATTTTCTCAAAAAGAATCTATATTTAATTTGTTCACCGATATTGTTTTTTACATACCGTGTCTCATGATAAGTATAATAGAATTTATAAAAAAAGATTATGAAAATACACCATCAACTTCATTTATTTTAGGAGGAATTATTGTCTTAAGTTTATTTATTTACTTTGTTTTACCTATAATACAAAATTCACTACATAAAAAAAAAGGAATATTATTAGTTGATAAACCAGAATATTTAAATCAAACTGTTTTAGAAATAGATAAAAATGATTTATTATTGAAAATAGATGAAAAACAACCCATGTATAAAAGTAAATTAAAAAAAGAATTGAGACAAATGAAGGATTACTATCAAGATATAAATACGAATATGAATTTTAAAATACCACCAATGAATACAAACTATGAAGACATAGAATTCACTCATCCAAAAAATGAAGTATTAACAACAGTTGGTGAATATTGTAAAGATGATTCTATTTGTAAAAAAAATCCAAAAACAACCAATGAAATTAAAAATCAGTATCAAAATATTATATATAAAAATGTTGGAGACATAAGTTATAACAGCGATTTATCTTGTAATGATAAAACAATATCTTGCGATAGTAATATTTTAAAATGTAATGAAAGTGCAATATTAAAAAATAATAAGAGTTCAAATCAAATCCCTTGTATTCCATTAGAAACAATGGACGATGGTAAATATATTTACTGTAAAAATAATTCAGATAGAGAGACAATATTATACGATTATTATAAAAACCCTATTTTATGTTCAATTGAATCTATTTTAGAAAAAAATGAAAAAGAACACGAACTTTTGGAAGAAGGATTTCAAAGCCTTGGAAATCATAACGCAAATGTTAAATTATCCAAATTTATGAATACATTGAATATTGTAGAACAAAAAATACTAGAAAACATAATGAATGCGAATACAAGTGTTGGTACGAAAATAAATTCTCTCATAAATAATCCAACTGCCCTGAAAATATATATTACAAATCTTATATACGAAAATAAAAACTATATGGATTTTATGGATAAAATAAGAGAATTACAATCAAAGATTAAATACAACAAAGATTTAATTATGGGTAATATTTCACAAGATTTAGGATATTATTTTAATTTAAATGAACATATTTACTTTTATGGCATTTCTTTTTGGTTATATTTAGAACCTAATACAATTACAAATAATAATATTGGAAAGGGTGAAATTTTTACATTTGGAAATCGACCAAAACTATATATTGACCATAATACAAATGAATTAGTAATTGATATCATTTCATGTAGCCGTGAAAAAGAAAATGTTTTATGTGATACAAGAAAATTATATAGAACAAATAATATTTTGTATCAAAGATGGAATCATGTTGTCATGAATTATGATTATGGAACACTTGACCTTTTTATAAATAATAATTTAGTAGGAAGTTATAAAAATATTTCACCCTATATTAATGATTCAACCGATATTTTAAAAATAGGTAAAAAAGGAAATGACATAAACGGTGGTATTAGTAATTTTAAATATCATATAAATCCACTATCATTACCAGAAATTAAAAAGGAATATAATTTTTATAAAAATAAAATTCCTCCTCTATAAAAAAAATATACATTAATAGTAAATGAAATTGAACTCGTTTATCGGTTTCGTATATATTTTACTATTAATCATAGGAATATATCTCTTATTTACAGATAAGGTAAAAGGTAGGGCAAAAATAATTTTAATTGTATTTGTTTTAGTAATTGGTATTGTATTATTTGTAAATTTACCAATGTTTAAATCATATAGTGAACTCGTAGATAAACCCAGTAGTGCAAAACAAAGTTATGTAATACCTGCTACAGATTTAAAAAAATCAGATTTTGGTAAATACTCAATGAGTATGTGGATATATGTAGATGATTGGAATTATCGTTATTCTCAAAAAAAGGTAGTATTTCAAAGAGAAACGCCCGGTAGTTCATATAACCCACGTGTATATTTAGATGAATATCAAAATGATCTACATATTGAATTAAATCTATTTAATAACGAAGATAATTATGCTAGTAATTATGGAAATAAAATAAAAGAGGCAGTTTCTGGAAGCGGAACTCTAACTTATGATGATGTATCATGTAACGATGGTAAAAACGTTGAATGTAAAGATGGTATGTTATACTGTAGCACAGATGATTCTCAAATAACAATAGACGGTAATACTATAACCGGATGTGAATCATCTAGTATGGAAAAAATATTAATTAAAAATATTAATCTTCAAAAGTGGGTAAATATTACAATGGTATTTAACGACAATTCGGTAGACGTATATATCAACGGTAAATTAGTAAAAACACAAGTATTTCAGGGTGTTATAGATACAAGCTCATTTAATTCAGGAAATGTAGAAATTACTCCAGATGGAGGATTCGCTGGTTATTTGTCTCGTTTCTATTATTATAACCGTGTAATTACTCCTCAAGAAGCATGGAATATTTATAAATCCGGATTTTCAAGTAATATGTTCGGTAATTTATTGGAAAAATATAATATGGCGTTTACATTTTACGAAGATAACAACGAAAAAGCCAAATTTTATATTATGTAATTGATAAAATAATAAATAATGTTTTTTATTTATTATTATATATTAAATGAGTAATAAAAATTCATCTATTTTAAATAATGTAAAAAAAACGATTTCAAATGTTACAAAGGAAAAATCAAATAATAACCCTAAAACGTTAACGGAACAAGTAAAAAATATAAGAAATAAAGGGTTGAATGTTATTAAAGATGTAAAAAACACAGCATCAAATGCTGGTGAAAAAATAAAAAAAGCAGCAAATAATATAAAAGACGATTTTAAAGAAGCATCTACAAATAAAGGAACTACTACTGGAAAAATAACAGAAGGAGTCTCTTATTTGAAAAATTTAGCATCCGATTTTTCTAATACAAATACCACATTTAGTAAAATAATATTTTTAGTAGCTCTATTATTTATTTTTGTATTACTATTTAATTTAGGAATAAGACTATTTAACTATTTTTTAACTCCTAACAAGAATCCTGTTTTATTAAAAGGAATGGTTGATTCAAGAAAAGAATATATTATTTCTAGTAATCCAAATGTCCCTGATTCAAAACCTATTATTAGGTCTGTAAATAAAGAACAAGGAATAGAATTTACATGGAATGTATGGATATTTATAGATGATTATTACAATAATTCATCACAAGAATATAGAACTATATTTAGAAAAGGTAAGAAATATAATTATAATGAAAGTAAGGATGCTAGTATTAATGACGTTTTATTAAATAGTGGTCCTGGTTTATATTTAAATAGTTCTGCTACATCGAGTGGAATACAGGGTAACGCATTAAGTTTAGTATTTGGAACATATAATTCTTATGATTCCAATAATATGATACCGTATGAAATTGTCGAAATTGATAATATACCAATTAAAAAATGGATATGTTGCACAATTCGTGTTCAAAATAAAACAGTTGATGTCTATATAAATGGGGTTTTAACAAAAAGAACAACATTACAAAATGTTCCAATACAAAATTACTACGACACATATATTGGTAATAGAGAAAATGGTATGGGTGGTTATGTATCATCTTTAAGATATTTTGGATATGCTATTGGATATGATAAAATACAAGAATTATTGGCAATCGGTCCAAATCTAAAATTATTAGGAGAAGATATGAAAAATAATCCTCCTTATTTATCTATGAAATGGTATTATAATGATATTCAATAAATAATTTATTATATAATATATAATGAAATATAGTCGATATTATAATTTTATGTTTTTATTGTTGATAGTCATTGTAATAAATATACTTGTCTCAATCACAGAACCATTTGTTGGTATTCCTACAGAATCGACTGATACAGTTGAAGAAGAACGCGAATTATATAATGTAGATGACGAAGATGACGAAGATGATGTTACCGAATTTCCAGTCAAATATGAGTATCCCATTGGAGTAAACCAAGATCCTAAATTATATTGTACTGATTATACTCAGACATCTAGCTATATGGATGGATACAAAGCAGCACGAAGTGACGCGTATAATAATGCTGGCGAAAGTGAAAAAATAGAAGCAAATGATTCAGTCGAGCGTAAAAAAAGAAAAGGTGATGATGATATTATGACTGACGGTGTTGTAGACGATTGTAAAGTAATGGGATATAAACAGGGTTATGTTCATTATCAAGACGTATTTAATGATTTAACAAATACAGTAAATGATATTTTTGATCCAAAAACAGTAGGTGATTTAGGTGCTCTTTAAACTTTCTTCTTGAAAAATGATGTCATCATTCTATTATTATTTTTATTGTTATTTGTAACTAATAAAACTTTTTCAAATAACAAATTTGATACTTCTTTATCTTTTAAATCTTGAATCTTTTTAGATATTTTCTTTTTATCTTCGTCGCTTTCATTAGGCATGTTCTGACGAAGGGTTTCGATTTTACTAATAAAACTATTTTTCTTTCGTTTGAATCCCTTCATATCATATAAAACAAGTGAAAATAACTGTAATACTGGTTTCATAATTTGATTTGTAATATAAAACGAATAATCCAATTTAATATTATTTTCAATTACATAAGAAGGATTTTCTATTTTTTCACCCTGTAAAGCCTTTTTATCTTTATTTACGATGTATACATATGGAATTCGATCACCTGGTTTAGGTTTTGTTCCAGAATCTCTTTCACCCATTCGATTTGCTAATACGTAATGCGCGATTTGCTTTGGATTTTTATAGAACGAACGAAGAGATTTTGTAATAATTAATTTTTTCATGTCAACTGTTTCTTTTACTAATTCATTTAATTTTTTATCTAAAAACTCTATTGCGCTATCAATGTTTTTGTCTTTCATCAATATATCAATAATTCCACCGTATATATCTTTTACAATAGGAGCATTATCACGCCTTTTTAATACGATTCCCATTGATTTACATTTTCCTTTATTTGGATTTTCTTCATATAAAATACCAACGTATCTCTTTTTAGATAGAAGAGCAAAGGGTAGAAATGTTTTTTCATATTCTAAGTCATGTGGTGCTTTTAAATATTTAGTTGCGATTTGACCTGCTTCTTTTGCTACTTCAATTGTAGCAACTAGTGCTTTATGTGGTTCTACTTTACTTCCATCTAACTCTCGGAAATTAAATTTGAAAAATACAGAATCTGTATCTCCATATACATAAGTCGCATTTGTTTTTAACTGTCCAACCTCAGTATTTACAATACGATCTTTATATACCGCTTCAATTACATCTTTGGCATAATATAGCAATTTACGACCGATTGCTGTGGTTGATGCTGCCACGTCCATTTCATAAAATGTGCTCGTCTTCGCACCAGTTTGACCATATAAACTATTAGCAGTTACTTTAATACTTAACTGTCTTTTATCATATACATTTTTCATGAAAGGGTCTTCTTCTTTTGCTGCTTTTTTCTTATTAATCTTTCTTTCTCTTAAAAGTTCTTCTAGAATTGCGGGCATAATAGCCTTTTCATTATTTGGAAATTGAGCATAACGAATTATTTTATAACCGTTTAATACTTTTACTGCTGCTGCTTTTTCGCTCTTTCTTTTATATTCAAATGTATCGTATTTAATATCTACATATTTATATCCTGGTAAATTATCATATATAAAATTACCTGACGAATCCTGTTCTCCGATAATCATATTTTTTCCTCTATTCTTACCCCATTTATATTTTTTTATTTTATCATTTAAATCATATTCTTTTGACCATACCTTACTGTCATGTGAAATATTTTCGCTAATAATAGAAGATGGATATAGAGAACTATAATCCACACAAGCAACTGGGTCTTCCAAGTATAGACCTTCCTTGGGCTCTAACACAATCGCACCCTCATACGCATCAAATAAAGAACCTTTTGAAATAAGTGGCATCAATGTCCCTTTTTCTCGACATTTCTTGGCAATATAACTTGTAAGTTTAATACCTTGACCTCTTGTAACAATAAAACTAATAGGAACACTACAGATTTTGCTCATCTCAATAAAAGTAGTCATAATATCTATTTTTTGAAATAACTGATGAACTAAGTTACAATCCTGAATACAATATTTAGCGATTACTCCTTTTTCATATGATGTTCCATTTGTCATTCTAAAAATATCCTGAGGCGTAATGTCGTCTTTTGCTAGACCCCAATTTAATTTAGAATTTACATCTTCAATATTCAAATTACCATCAACTATAAATCCATCATCGCTTAATTCAATAACCCTGAATTTTTTACCATCTTCATATTGTTCATTTGTATGTCCAATCATATCAAAATGAATAAAACTATCTACATCTATTCCTTTTGTATTTTTTGTAACTACTCTACAAGTATCGTCTTTATTTTCATAAGATATAATGGAATCACTGATCATTTCTGATGCTACAGAATCCAATTTGTAAGAACTTAAATTAAATTCACGACGCATATAAGTAAGAAGGTCAATTTGTAATCTTCCATCCATAGGCAATAGACGTAGGTCATATGCTCCAGATGCCAATGTAATACTTAGTTCATACATATCCGTATTTTCATTCATTACATTTCTCCCTAATTTTGTAAATCCAGGTAGAATATTTAATACTTCTGCTCTCTTGTGCATAAAAGGGTAATCAAAACCAAATATATTATATCCAATGATAACATCTGGGTCTTCTCTTTGAATTAGATTTGTCCATGCCAATAAAATTTCACTTTCGGTATCATAACATTCTATTTCTTGGCTCTCCTTTTTTATATTCTCAGAGTCTTTTACACAAATACAATGATTCAAATATGGTTTTTCGTTTCCATAACTCACAAATGTCGAACCAATATAAGTTACTTCATCTCCTTTTATTTCTGGAAAAACGCTATCCAATGCTTCAATCAAGAATACAGTTTTTGTTGGATTATCATGTGATTCATCGCCTAATATAGAAATAATATCCGGTTGTATATCATTTTCGATTTTTATTTTCTTTTTATATAAAGAGTTTTCTTCATCTTCTTCTTCATTTTGGAAATATTCCTGTAATTTATTTTCAATCTTCTTTGTTTTTCTCATTTTCTTAGAGAATAATCTTTTAATATCCTTTAAACATTTTTGTTCTGAATATTCATTTATTAAATAACAACAATCAATATCTAATGTATCTTTAAAATTAAATACATTTAACAATAGTTCTTTCACTATGTATTCTACATCCTCTTCACATATTTCATTATTAATCAAATACTCCACAATGTCGTGTCCAACCTTTTTATAGTTTTTAACTGCCGTTGGAAAATCACCATGGCTACTACTTGCTTCAATATCAAAACTACATATTTTATAAGGAACACTGTTTTCTTTATTTTCTATTTGTTGTATATCTTCATAAGAACAAAATATTTCATAATCACATGTTGTATATATCTTATTTGGTGAAATTTTATCATTTGGAATTTTAACCCATCCAGATGGACTAATGGTTTGAATGTGGAAAAATCGCAACAGTGGGGGAATCATAGTTTCGTAAATTTTTGTATAAACTCCATTATGAAAATATCCGTCATTTACATGTTGTTTCTCCCTATCATAATAGAGCGATTTTAACTTATTTATAAACATTGTATTTTTTGAATAAATACATATAAAATTGTGTTCTCGGTTAGCATCAAAACCATATAGCTTTTTTTTCCTTACCAATTCATGTTTAACAATACTACTTTTTGAAATAGTTGCCAACGATTGTTCTACTTCTTTGGGATTTTTTAGATGTTTAATGAAATCATCGGCATCATCTTGTTTCCAATCATCGCCAACCAATATATATACAAATGGCAAATAATCATCAATATGAATGGAAAATGTTTCTCTATTTTCATTGATTCCAAATATTTGTATTTCAAATCCTTCATCAAATGAATCGTTTGTTACAAAATCAAAGATCCTTATTTCAATTTCTTCCATGTTTTATGTATAAAATATGGAATTATGTTTACTTCAATTTTTGAGATATTTTATTGTTATTGTAAATCATATATTATAATGTATTAAATTACTAATTGTAAAATGTTATTTTTTTTTATTTGATTTATTTTTTTTTGGTCGCCCCCTTTTTCCTGTTTTTTTGGCGCCAGATTTGGCTTTTACAATTTCATTTGCTTTTGCCTTAGCCTTTGCCTTTGCACCTTTTCTCTTAGGTTTTCGTTTTGGTTTATTTTCTTCAATAGGCATATTTACATCGTCTCTTAAATTTTCAAACGGCATT